ATCACCCATCATTCCCTGTTCACCTCCTTGTGGTAATGGTTCTCCAGTTATTGGATCAACAGCACTTGGATCTGGAATAATGCCATCTTTGATTTCTTGTTCAATCTGCTCATCCATTTCAATCATTTCTCCATCAGTCTGACGAAGAACTTTACTGCGAACCCACTTCTGAGAATAATACTTGCCAATATAAGGTTCAATAGTTGCAAGAACACCAAGTCTCTCATTCAACATTTCTGTTTCTTTGAGTTCTGCAAACTGATTATCATACAAGAAATCATATTGAATATGATCACTAATTCTATCCCAGTCTTCTACTGAAACAATATTTTTGAGAATGAGTTGAGTCTTCAACATATCATTGAACATCTGAGCAAATCTCTTTCTCAGACGACCAACAAACTTAGCAAATTTAAGTTCGTCTCTTAAAATTTCAGAAGAACGACCAAGATTAAATCCACCATCGGAAGCAATTCTTGATTCTGGAACTCCAAGTGCTCTATAAAGTTTCTTTTGGAAATACTCAATATCAGCAAGTTCTCCTAAGTTTTGACCACCTGGAAGAGTTGTGATTTCAGTTCCTCTACCACCTTCTCTACGAGGAAGCCAGAAGTCTTCCATCATACTCATAAATTTACGATCATCACGAATTTCTCCGGTGTTCGCATCATAAACTTGTTTGTTACGATAACGATTCATAACATCACGAAGATATTGTTCTGCCTTTACTTTAGGAAGATTGCCAACATCAATATAAAAAATACGACGTTCTGGTGCTCTTGATAATCTATAAATGACAAGAGAATCCTCAATCATTCTCAGTTGATTAAGTGCCTTGATTGCCTTATGAAGATAAGAAAGAACAGAACCTTTATTTCTATCTACAAGACCTGAAGTGCAATATGTAATTGCATCTTTTGCAATTTTAGTTCCTTTATTTCCACCACCACCAGTTAAATTTCCTGTTGGATAGTTTGGTTTTGGTGTATATACAAAGTACTCTTCGATTTCTGGAGCAATAACATTTTTTTGCTCGTCACGACCTGGAACACTTGGACCAATAATATTATTATCTTTTTTCTTTTCTTGACGGACAAACCGCATCTTCATTGGGTCAATATACCTCAGTTCTTTAATTCCTTCCTGAGGTTTCTTAAGATCAATTACCTTGTGATAATAAAGTCTTCCATCAACATACCAATTTCTAAAAATTTCGTGCGATTTCTTATCAAAATCTAAAATTTCTTTAATATATTTAAACTCTTGCCTAATTGCTTTCTTTAAATTATCTGTAGCATTTAAATTAGATAATTCAATTTCAATTGGAGAATCATAAAGATCACTCACAATTGCTTCATTTACAACATCTTCGATAGCACCATCCGCTTCTGGATGGAGTGACATCTCTCTGTATCTTTTTATTAGATCAAATTCTGTTCTATATTGACCTTCAATATCTACATATGAACCATAAAATCCACTACTAATATAGTTATCAACCCCATCCTCGTTATTCACGGGGACAGGGGAAACTACAGATTTGGATTTCTTTTCTGCATCATCAATAGAAAAACCAAAAAGTTTTGCCATATTATAAACTAACTTAGACTACTATTTTATTATTTAGGAGATATCTTCACCACCTGCTGATGGTCCATTACCTTTGTATGCTTCCCAATAATGGACTTGCATTTCTACGGTAAATTCCTGAATAGTATCAGTCGTTTCATAACTTAAATCAATTGTGGAGATGTTAGTTGGGAAAACATCCTTGAAAACATATTTTCTAAGAACTGTTCCGGTACGATCTAATTGATTTACCTTAGCATCCACTTGATAAAGTGCGGGATCTGTTTCACCAGTTCCGTTATCCAATTTATTAATATAGTTCATCCACTTCTCAAATGCAGATCTGATATTGAATGAAGTATCATTCATTACAGTAATAGTCCATGTTTCGAATGTTCTATCACCTGCAATTTTCAGGATTCTTCCTCTAAAGGGAATATCAATTGGTGCTACTGTTGATGAAGGTAGTGCTGCTGCTTTTACTAAAAATCTAGCATTGTCAAGAACTTCATTTTCATCTTGAACACCAACACCTGAAGGGAAGGTTAGTTCCACTTCGAATAGATTGGGTCTTGCACCACCACCTTTTAATTTACTTTTAAAATCACTAATAGTTCTTAGTGGTAAAGTATTTACTTGTTGACGAGTCATTGTTTCTTAAACCTCTAGATTAAACGTTACCGATTACTTCATCAAATGAAACACCAGTTCTGGTGGCAACAAACGTAAGACCGATGAAGTTGATTGATCTTGCGGGTTTGATAAAGATGTCTGCTACAAACTCGTTGTTATCTATAACGGCAGCAGTGTTATTTGTCTCATCACAAACAACTACAAAGTCAAAGATTCCCCTCTTTGCCTGAACATCACGAAGGAATGGTTCGACAACATTCACAAAGTTAGTTCTTGTGATTTCATCATTAAACTCAAAGAGTTGATCTTTTGCAGCAGCAGAGATTGCATCTTCAAGATAGATGAACAATCTACGAACGTTAATACGATCAAATGCCGATGACTTACCGAATCCAGTCTTGTCACCAAAGAGAACAATACCGGAACCAGGTGAGAAGATTACTGGATTGACTCTATTCGAATACAATCTATCTCTCTGTGCTTTAGATGGAGTATATGCAAGTTTAACTGCATTTAGAATTCCACCACGATTTGTTCCTGCTGGTGAGAACCAGGGGAAGTTGTTTGCATCATTTCTGGCACAAAGACCAGCAATGTCTCCATTTAGTGGAACATATCTGAAGGTATTTGCAAACCTATCAAACATATACTTATAACCACTATCAAAAATTCCATAAGTTGATGATGTAATGGGTGAGTAGAAACTGATTACATTATCAGTAATCGTCTCATCTGAATTGATGTTTACTGCCCTATCATCATTGGTATCAGTAATTGCAGCACCTCTATATGGTGAAATGAATGCAACTGCATCCTTTCTTGCTTCGGCAACTGCAATACACTTATTCGCAAGTGCCTGTGCCTCTTCTTTAGCATATCCGGCAGATCCCATAAGAATGAAATCTACATTATACTTTTCAGTATTCTCAAATAATCTGTAACCAGTAACCAATCCACTTAGACCTGCACTTAATGCACCATCATTTTCTATATTACCTGCTCCATCATAATTCCAACCACCACCTAATGTGTTGTTAGAATTACCAATTGCTCCAAAAGTAATACCTTCTGCATTTTGATTCCAAGATACATCAGTTTCAGGATCAAATCCAGTTCCACCACTAACGAATCCAGTAGTCACAATACCTGCTGGTTGTGATCCCGCAAAAAGGTTTGGTGAACCATTTGCAATGAATTTCCTCCAATATGAAGGAGAACCAAGAGAAAATTCAGCATCTTTTGCTTTTGATAGTGATAGATGCTTCTCAAGAACTGTTCCAGAGTTTCCAGTGATATCTCCATCACCATCAACTACAACAACATGAACTTCATCAAATCTAGAACCTCTTGCTGCTGCATACTCGGAAGTTCCTGGACGATCTGCAAGTTGATTCCACTTAACAGTCGATGAAGAAGTTAAAGTAAGTGATTGTTGATCGAACCAATCTGCCTGTGCAGTAACAGAAGTAGTCGCGTATGATGCTGCTTGTCCACTAGTGTGAATTGCTATACTTCCACTTCCAGAGAATGCATAAACACCGGATGGTTGGTAATCAACTTCAGTTACAGTTCCTGCTGCAGAGACATGCTCAAGAACTTTTACGTAAGCATCTACACCAGCAACCTGAGTGACGATACCTTTTAAATATCCATCAAGAACTGAAGTAGTTCCTGCTCCTGGAAGTGTTGAAGAAATTGCTTGAGTAACTCCCATTCCAACAGCAAATCCTGCAGGTGCTGCAGAAAGTGTAAGAATTTGATCTGCCTTGGAATCAATAATACCAACTCTTAAACCATTTGCCCAAGAACCGGGATTTCTGGCGGCAACAACTACATTAGTAATAGGATTTTCATCATATCCTAGTTCTTCGTAGTGCTCAAGACTTTTTATTTTGATGCTTGCGGCAGTACCAACAAACCCGTTCTGAAGACCAGTATCATCTGCTCTTACAACACTGAGTGCTCCACCATATGCCAGATAAGAAGAAGCAACTAACCAGTGCTCATAGTGCTTATCTGTACCGTATGGTTTTCCGAAGACATCTAATAAGTCTTTCTCGCTTCCGATTACTGTAGGAAGATCGACAGGACCTTGTGCAAAAGGTGCTACAATCGCACCGATGCCACCGGAGGTTGGATCAACCCTACCGACAGTTAAGTCTACTTCTCTTACTACAATACCAGGAGATGCTAAATTTAGTGGCATCTTGTTTTTTCCTCGCATCCAATTTACCTAAAAATATTTAGGAAAAGGGGTATTTCTAATGGGGAAACGATGTGTGAATACCTACCAATCAGGATATTCCCATAACAAAGTGCTCTTTCTGCCTCTTCTTACTCTCTTAACCGTACATTCCTTACATTCATATGAATATGATGATGCTAATGTTTTTCTATCTTTTCTTGTGAGGTAGTAGTCATCAATTAAATTTTTTACTTTATTACATACTCTACATTTACGATCAAAAAATAATAGATGCTCTACTTCAATCTCATCATCAAAGGACATTACCTATAATCCCACATATATGAACGGTCGCCATATTCATCTGCATACCATCTATCTCCAGAATTATCTACAAAACTTTCTCCATTATCTAATCCATCAGAAATAAATCCGAATGGGGCCATATCTTGATCAATCTGATTTTTTTGCTCTTCATATATTCTCTTTCTTACATCATTCTCAGTCATCTCTTTAAAATATTCTTGTGCTACTAACCAAGAAAATATTACAAGACACATTGCTAAGTCATCATTACATCCTTCTTCTGCTTCGAAAGAGTTTCCTTTCTGAGAAAATGTAGTTAGTTCTGATATAATTTCATAATCTGATGCAAGTAATTTATCATCTTCTACAAGAGTTTTGAGATTTGAACAACCCAATTTTTTGACTGCCGAAGTTGTGCGAACTCCAAGTTGAGTTTTTTTGCCAGAGAACCCTGTTCCAACTATCTGTCCATTTCTACCCCTCATAGTTGCCATTAAAATATTTTCATATTCCAAATCATATTGAAGAATACTAGCAACCTGATCTCCAATATCATTAACCTCTATCAATAACCAAGAATAATTATACCCTTTTGCTACATCAAATATAATGTTCGGAAATAACATTGGTTTGATTTCATTATTCCTATATTTTGCAACTACCTTATAAGGAAACTCTGTGATATCAAAGACAATAAATGCGGAATAATCATTACCAAGACCACGAGCAACATCAACCGTGATTAGATAATTGTGCTCCGGAATTGGCCTCTCATAGATATCTAATCCGGCATTTCTTTGTATCGGGTCTTCATATACTAAAGTTTTGAGTTTTGCTGGATTGATGAGCGTATTAACAGAACCCAAGAACTC